AATGTCGATGTCGCAGGCGGAAGCTTTGTGGGGAATATCGAAGTCAACACTAAGAGTAGCGAAAGCGGCTGGCTGTCCTGCATTTGTTCAATCGAAAATTTATAGAGATGATCTTTTAAAATGGCTGGAGAAAAACCCAGAGGCGACAGGGAAGGGGGAGGCGCTCACAGATGCTAATGAACTAAAGCGTCAAAAGGTAGAAGCTGAGGTTAAACTACTCCGCGCGAAGATAGCAAGGGAAGAAAGGGAAACAATACCCTTAGATGAAGCAAAAGCAGAGTGGGGGAGAGCATCATCAATAGTTCAAGAAGAAGCAAAGAACCTATTATCGAAAGACCTTTACCGCGTATTTGTCGAACGGTGTAAAACCCGCATTGGCAATATGCTAGACTAAACTAATGAAAAACAAACAATATGAAAACAGCAGCAATACCAGAAGTAATAAAAGCATTTAATGCATTAACAAAATACCGTCTTAAATTAGTAAATGACGTAACTCAGCCGTGGGATGGATGCCATACAGCTAAAATAGAGAATGATGTTGAGAATTTATCTTTAACGCTTATTAATCTTTGCGCGTTAGTAGAAACTGAAGACGGCGAGGTTTTAAGTCGAGTTGAGATTAAATGAAATCAAAACAGACAGCGCGGGCATATCTATCTGATTGCTTTATCATTCCTCATGATGGCGACATGGTAAGCTGGGCAGATGGTAAGCTTAAAATCCCTTACTCAGTCCGTTACCCTATTTACATCGCTAACGAGTCACCGTGGCTAATTGAAGTCATGCGGGCAATATCAGATCCAAAAATAAAGCGTGTTGACGTTAGAATGCCAGCTGGTGCGGCTAAGTCATTGATTGGTGAGATCATGGTAGCGCAGGCAATAGTAGAGTCTCACGGGTTATTCTACTATGTTTGGCAGACCGATGACGATGCGAAAGACGCAATGGAAGATCGTATTATACCTATGATCGAAGCGAATGACTTTCTTTCAAGTCGCTTGCCAGAAAAACAAGATAAGATCAGACGTCAGAAAATAGCCTTTCCTGGTTTCTCTTTCTATTGCATCGCTGCTAAACCGTCAAAGGCGCAATCAAAGCGGGTAAAGATTCTAGTAATGGAAGAGCCACACTGCTACGAGGCAGGCATGATGAGCGCATTTGAGAAGCGTATTGAAGGCGTTAAAGACCCTAAAATCGTAACTCTTTCCACAGGGTCAATCATTGGCGATGAATCAGATGAATCATTTTTAGCTGGGAGTTGCGAAGAGTATCAAGTTCCGTGTCCTCATTGTGGAACGTATCAAGCAATGAATGATAGTAGGGAAAGATTACTAGCGCAACTTGATGACGAGGTTAAAGACGAAAACGGAGAATATACATGGTCGAAGATAATACCGACAGTCCGATATAACTGCGTGAAATGTAATGAAGACTGGTCAACAGACCCAGAGTTTAGAAAAGAACAAAGTCAATCGTGGAAATACGTAGCTACAAATCCGAATGCGCCCGCAGATCATAGAAGCTTTCACATGGAAGCGGTAAGTGTCCATTACTTCCCATTGTCTCAGTTACTCATGGAGAAAATAAAAGCCGTTCAATCATACAAGCGTGGAGCTATTGAACCTTTTAAAGATTACATGCAGAAACGCCGAGCGATGGCGTGGGATGAATCCCCTACCGATGGCGATGATGAAGCATCATTTGAGCGTTCAAAAGGAGATTACTTAAAAGGCGAACCATACGAACATGAAATATCACGCTTTATGTGTGTGGACAACCAAGCTGGTAAAGCTTCAAAAGGTGAATATGCTCACAGATGGTTTGTGTGCAGGTCATTTGGTGAGTATGAATGCAGGTTGATAGACGAGGGCAAAATTACAACGTGGGAAGAAGTAGAGGAAAAGCGCAAGGAGTTAGGCGTTGAACCAGGCAGAGTTCTAGTTGACTGCGCTTTCGATACTCCAAACGTGCAAGCTATCTGCGTGAAATACGGATGGCAGGGACTTTGGGGCGACCCTAGCAAGAAAAATAGCTTTCCTCACCACGTTCAAGTAAATACGCCAGCGGGATTAGCTCAGATAACTAGACAGCTTCCATTCTCTAAAGTTCAAGTTGGACATGTTGGACTAGGAACGGGCGGACAACAAAGGCAAGCTAGGTATTTCTTCTGGTGCCATCGTCCAATTAAGGATATGTGGCATCGATTGAAAGGCGGACATACTACCTATAAATGGAGCGTGCCAGCGGATATATCGAGCGAATACAAAGCTCAGACTAACGTGGAATTTAAAAGACAAGTCACAGTCAAATCAACAGGGAAAAAAGTGTGGGAATGGTTTTTCCCGCCAAGTAAAGCGAATCACCTTACAGACTGCGATCAAATGTGCCTAGTTGCGGCGATTATGGATGCTAAGTTACAGCCTATTTTATGGACAGTTGGAAGCGATGAAAGCGCAGAGACTACGAAAGAAATACCTGTGAGCGATGATGAATAAAAGAAAAATGAAAATAAAATCTTATTTTGTTTACAAAATAGAGAAATAGTTTAGTTTGTAGTCATCGAAGGCAACGAATCCTAAACAACGACTAACTAAATCAAAATTATGAAAACAACAATTAAACAAGCAATCGAAACTTACGCAAGCATCATGAATATTACAGTTAATGAAGCTAAGCAACTAATCAAAACTAATAATCAAGCTCAAGAAAATGTTTTCCTTTTAGCTTGTGGAGCTATCACTTTAAAATAATCAGATGAGCGATTGCGATAATCCTAATCTTTGCATCCCGTATGGTGATAATTTCACGCCATGCGGGGCTTGCCCTTACAACAATGATATTAAAATAATAACGTCATCAGAAATACTAAAAAGAATAAGACAACGACAATTTATAATAGTGTCAAATATGGACTATGCCGCTGAAAAGGGATTTGCAATAGAAGCAAAATGCCTAGAAATGGTTAGAGATGAATTAGATTTATTAGTTGAAGACATTCATAAGCTGAATAGCGGATTCCAATTTTTAGAAAATAATGCAATATAAATCATTAAACCAATGATAAACAACAAATCACTAGCTAACCTTACCCCTATCAAAAAAGGGGCGAGGATAGCACTAAAACCAGAAGAACAGCGCAAGACCTTAATCCTAGCAGGCAGAGTCCATCCAAGCAACATGAAGATAGCTCAGAAGCTTATTGAAGCCACAGGGAGCAAGACTAAAGCAATTAACCATTTACTAGAAAATCATGAATCATGAAAACGATATACACAGTAACAACAGGCGAATACGAAGATGAATACACAGTAGCTTCATTTGAAAGCGAATCAGAAGCAAACGAGTTTTGCGAGATAACAGATGGTAGAATTTTTGAAGTTCCTTTGAATCCGTCAAGAGATTCATGGATAACGTATGAGACGGTAATTAGTGGGAATGTAAGAGACGGTGAATATTTCCCATATTCAATAAATACATACATAATGAGAGATCCCTTTAAACCAGAAGAGGATTACGATAAATATTTAAACTATCGTATCGGATGGGGGTATAAAGCCACTGGAAAAACAGAAGAAGAATCAAGAATCAAATGCGAGGGAGTCATGCGAAAAATCACAGGATTTAATGGGGATTTAGAAAAAGCCATGAAAGACGGGCAGGAAAGAATGAACGCCAGAAAGTTTAGAGAATACATAAACAATCACGGACAGCTAGTAACGTCCGCAACAGGCTCAGCATATTCATTAATTATTAACCATGAAACAGGGGTAATAAAGAAATCATGAAAACGATAGGAACGTGTAAAGAGTGTAAGTGGTGGAATAAAGAACCGCAAACATATCTGGGTAAAATGATGCCAATGAGAGATTGCCATAAAATTGAATACGGTCTGGATGGCAATGATGGAATTATGGAGACAGGGGAAACGAACACTATGACGGGCGCAGACTTCGGTTGCATCCATTGGGAGGCTGACAAAATAGAAACGATAATAATTTAAAAATAATGAAAACAATTGGGACATGCAAGGATTGTAAATGGTGGAATGGTCAAGAAACTAGCGATGGACGTATTGGAATATGTAAAGTTCCAATAAAGGCGCGAGATGGCGCATGGAGTCCGCCTGATTATGGATGTATTCATTGGGAGTCTAAGTCTAAATCATTGGACAATTACCCTACTAAAACAAAGCAAGACCTAGAAATAGAAGACCTAAAGCGAGAAAATGACGCGGCGTTTCAGAGAATCCAAGAGTTAAGTAATTTCCTTGTGAGTCTAGGATACGACCCGACGGCTAAAGGTAAAGCTAGTGAGAATGATGAAATATGGCTTATATGGATTAGAGAATTTCCTAAGATCGGGGAGGATGTAGGCAACGGGTGGATTTGTGTAGAATGTGAAACGTCACATACAGATCAACGTAAAATAAAGGTCAGAAAATATAAACCGATTGAATAATTAATGAAAAAGATAATAGTTCACAGCTACGATGAAGCTTTTAAATATATGCCATGTGAAGTATCTAGTGTAATGCTAGAAATACCGATCAAATATTTACCAGAATTTAAAATGATAGATAAGCGCAAAGCTAAGAAATGGTTACGAAAATACAGAATCAGAGGCATTAACTTCTTTATAAAACCAGCATTAGAAATAACTCTACCGTAAGCTTAATAGATCACCCTAGCATCAAGAATAGTCCCGTCAGTATTTGCATTTGTAGTGATTACAAAGCGGATAAAATCAGCACGCTCGGCAAGGTTTACATAAGTCAAAGTTGAGGCGGACAAAGCGACAGATCCTTCCGTGGTATCAGTCCAGTTGATAATATCCGTTGATGATTGTATTTTATAGCTTATCGCATTATCAGACCATAAACGAAGCATAGGAGCAACGCCATTGATTTGAACATGTGCCGAGGTGCAAGTTACTAAAGCGGGTAAGGTCTCGGTGGTATGATCTTCGGTTGAGAAAGTGAGCTGATTTAAAGAACTTGTTACGCCTGCACTGAAAGAGAAAAGCAAAGTTCCGTCAGCCCCATCATAAGGAATACGCAAAGCAAAGTTTGACGCGCTTTCAGTAAATGTCCAAGCGAGACTTCTATCACAAGCGATTCTATCAGTTACAGTGATTACAGTTGTCGCTACGGTGGCAGATAGTAGAGGATTAGCTAAAGTTCCAGTGTAGTATTCAGTCCCTGGAGTTCCATCGGCATTTATCGCAGCTTTCAAGTTTGCGATAGTATCTGAAACGGTAGCACCAATTTTAACATCATAAGCCGCTGCTAAAGTATTCTTGAATCTGTATACGATAGTATTTCCAGTAAGACCGATAGTCAAAGTTGCACCGTCTGACGGGTTAAGCAATCCCGTTATATCCCCTACTGCCGCAGTTCCAGCTTGATAAGCTGAGACAGTTCCAGCGGGCGCACTTGCAAGTGTTCCTTGATATACAGCCGTGAATGAATCAGCCGTATTAACTTCTTTTAATCCAGCTAAGGTTACAGTGGATGAATCAGGGACACCAGCGACAGTCCCGAAAACACTAGCTGACATTGTATCAGCGGCATTAGTTGATCTTAGGTAGATAAGGGTTGATGCGCTAGGCTGAGCGGTTATCGGATTAGTTGAAGTCGTATTGAATGCTTTATTTGACATGATTATTCACTTTCACGTATTTTTTTTATGTAAAGTGAAAAAATTTCTTGCCATAGATAAGTTCACTTGAAAATGAACTCACTAATGGCAGTAAATAGAACATTAGTTGGTTTAGAGTTACCTGACTTAGTAGAAATTAGAGACGCTTGCAAGAACGCTATTATCGCTGGGACTGTTAGAGGCATCAGCTACACCATAGCGGGAAGATCATTTTCTTTCCCTTCGCTAGAATCTGCTCAGAATACTTTGCAAGAAGCTCTTTACGCAATTAGCGTTTTATCTGGCACTAGATCAGATAATGTCAGAGCAAACTTTAATCCGAGCTTAGGAAGGGGATCTAGATAATGGAAAAGCTTTCTATTCTTGATAAAGCAATTTGCGGACTATCCCCACAGATGGGCATGAGAAGACTAGCGGCAAAGCGTGTCTTGCATGAGTATCGCTATGATGGCGCGGCATCTACTAGCAAGCGCGGCACAGCTCCGCAAAACATGTCACCAAACTCTTTCGATGTTCAAAGAGATAGACTTCAACTCATGCGAGAAGCTGAGGACATGGAGAGAAACTTTGCGCCTGCTATGATGCTTAATCGAAAAGTATCAATGTATTGCTCTCCTATCTCATATCATGCTACAACAGGCGATAGCGGATTATCAGCCGAGGTTGAGGAGTATTTAAACGATATTGCTTTTAAAGAATGCGACATTACCAGACGCTATGACTTTTTCAAGATGCTAGAATTTGGCATGATGGGGATGAATCGAAGCGGTGATTATGGCTGGGCATTCATGCGGGACGGATACGAAGACGGAATGGATGAAGTTGAAACAGCTAAGTTACCTTTAAAGATTCAGGCAGTAGAGGCGGACAGAATCGGAGGTGTTTATCAAAACGTCGTAACAGATGACTACGTTTCAGGATGTATTATTGGAAAGTATGGCGAGATTACAGATTATCGCGTCTTTCAGCGAGGTATGGCAACAAATCAATACACCAATCCAGTTGACGTTCCAGCAAAAGACTTTGTTCACCTTACTGATACAATGCGTATTGATCAATACCGTGGAGTTTCTAAATTAGCAACGGCGATTCAGAATTTACGCGATCTTTACGAGATGATTGATTTTGTTAAAGGAAAAGCAAAACTTGCATCAGCATTAACTGTATTCACTAATTCAAATGGTGCAGTTTTAGGAAATGGCGCAATGGATGCTTACGCAACAAATATTTTCAATGGCAATGCAGGCGGATTACAACAAGATATTGAGTTTGGTCAAATCAATCACTTGCAAGCGGGAAGTGATATAAAGTTTCCATCAAGTAATTCACCATCGAGCGAAGAACAAGCATTGATGCAGTTATTGCTCAAATTCGTGGCCATGAGTTATTGTCTCCCCTATTCATTCGCTTTAGATGCGTCCGCGCTTGGTGGCGTTTCTAGTAGGCTAGAGAGTGAAATGGCAAAGGCAGAGTTTAACAGACTTAAAGGCGTTCTATCTCCACATGCCGACAGAATCAAAAACATGTTCTTAGCGGATGCGGTGGCAAAGGGTTATTTCAAGATGAAAGACCTTCAAAGAATCACTAAGGGGCGTTGGGGTTACAGATCACACCCTCAACCTGACATCGGAAGAGAAGCGACAGCGTCAATCGGGCTTTACGAAACTGGATTGTTAGACCCTATGGAATACTGGGTAGATAACGCGCAAGACCCTGAAAGCGTGGCATCAAACATGATGAGATGGCATCAGATCAAAGCAAAGATGGTTGATGGAACTGGATTTAAGATTGAAGACGTATTTGGAAACGGAATGGCTAAACCATTAGCAACATCTGAGTCCGCGTCTGAGTCAATAAGCAAAGTTGACGACCAAAAAGGATTCTCAACACGCAAGGAATTTAAAGAGTCTGATTCATCTATTAACGAGAGAATTAAAGATGCTGAAAAATACATAAAAAGCACCTTAGAAGAAATTGAAGACTATAAAGATGATATTCGATACTACCAAGAAAAAGGAGATTCTGAGGCAGTTCAAAAAATTCGCATTGAAATAGATAACGCCAAGAAAAGGCTATCAGACCAAGAATCAATATTAGCAAAACTTAAAGAGCGCAGAGAACGCAGAGATACTAAAAAGCCAGATCAATCTCATACTCCGAAAGAATCAAAAGCAGAGAAAGAAAAGGTAGTAAATGACAGGCACGCGCTAGTTATTGCTTTAATGCGGAAAGGACACGGAGAGCAAGAAGCTTATGCGATTGCTTACGATATTATCCAAAGCGGTCAATTCGATAAATCAAAATTACCATCAGACATTCAATCTAAATATTACTCATAACCATGAAGCATTTCACAGCATTAACATCACCTAGAATTGATTCAGAAAACGGAATCATAAGAACCGTTTCACTAATGGAGAAAGGCGAGGCGAAAGGTCACTACGACAAACAAGGCAGGCAAGTCATGGTTGATGATATGACTTTAGAACAAGTCTTTCAACAATGCAAAAAGCTAGGGTCAATCAAAGTCAAAGCAGATCACGGTAGCGGTGTATTTGAGATTGTAGGCTGGGCAGACAATTTCTCACTAACATCAAACAAAGTCACAGCGGACGTTCATATTTACGATTCAGAGCCAAACAGACCACGTTTACTAGAGATAGCAGAAAAGAACCCGACTCACATGGGTATTTCTATGGAATTTACAGGCGAAGACAAGGCACAGGGGAAGGTCTGTATGTCACGATGCGACGAAGTAATCGCCGCCGCCCTTGTCGATGATCCCGCGGCTAACTCATCTTTATTTTCAGCAAATGAGACTGAACAAACAGAAACCAAACCAAACATAACTAAAAATATGGAAGAAGAAGAAAACAAGCCAACGGTAGAGGATAAGATTACCGCCTTGGAAGAAAAGCTCAATGAGCTTAGTTCTAAATTTGCGTCAAAATTTGAGGCAGACGAGGAAGAAGAGAAGACCGAACTTGCCGATGGTGAGGAAGTCGAAAAATCAGATGACGAGACAGAAATGGGCATCGGGTCACTTGTTAAGCAAGTGGGTAAATCCGTAACCAAAGACATGGAGTCAAATGAGGAAGAAGAAGAGTCTAAAAAGATTGAACTAGCCGCAGAAAGAATCGCGGAAAAGCTATTCAGAAAGATGACTTCTAACGTCGGGATGACACAACTCAGCAAGCCTGGAGTAGTGGCAGAGAAAGTAAAAGAAAAGAGCTTCAATGATATTGTCAGCGAAGTAGCGCAAAAAGAATTTAATGGTGACACTGTTAAAGCTCAGGGCGCAATCTTGACTAACTTTTCTAAATATCCAGAAGCGAAAAAGGCTTATGAGACATCAAGAAACATTAAACATATCTAACAACTAGAAAATAATAAATTATGGCAAGTCAAAACGACAACGGATTCAAATCCTTCATCGCCTCTGGGGCGCTTACAGCTTATACAATTGTAGCACTTCAATCAGACGGCACTATCAAAGCAGCGGCTAACAATACCAAAGGAAACGGAGTGCTACAGGAAGACGTAGCAGACGCAAACTATGGAAGCGTTAAGCTATGGTCAGCACCTGGAACCTTCCAAGTGGCAATCAGTGGTTCAGCGGTAACCGCAGCAACAGCTTACGGAGTCATCACAGGTGGCTATATGGGCGTAGTAACTAACACTTATTTTACATCACTTACAACAGCCGCCGACGCAGACGGAACGATTGTTGAGGCGCAAGTAATCTAAACAATAACAAATAGAATAATATAATAATATGCCTTACACAAACGCACAAGCAACACCACGAAGCGACATTTACGCGCTCGTGATGCAAGCCAACGCCGATTTCAATAAAATGTTCATCGGTGATAAAATCCTTCCTGTAAAGGGTGAGGATGTTAAAAGAGGAATTTACATGAAGGCAAAACTTGCCAACGGTGAATTGATGAACGGAGACGCAGTTCCAAGAGCTAACGGTGACGGATACCAGCGCATTAATCGTAAATACGACACTGATACCTATGACGCGGTTGAATACGGCTTAGAGGCTGTTATCGACGACGCATACGAGGCAGAAGTTGAGCGATTCATGAACCTAGAAGCTACCGAAGCTATGCTCCTTGAGCGTTCACTACGTATCTCCTATGAAGTCCGTGTTGCCGCTGCTGTTATGAATGCTTCAACATTCAACGCAACAGCCGCCGCAGTAGCTTATACCGAAGCGAACCTTGCAACAATTAACCTTCCTGCGGACGTTCAAGCCGCTAAGAATCGTCTATTGCTCAAAGGCATCGTTCCGAACGCAATCATCATGTCTCAAAACGTGTTTTCACGTATTCAGAGATCAACTCTCATGCAGAATCAGATCTTTGGCGTAGTTCCAAAGTCAGCGGGTCAGTTCACTCTACCTGGTGAGGATGACGTGGCACGCGCTCTTGGGGTAGAGACTCTTTATGTTGGCAAGTCCGCAAGGAATACCAATAAGAAAGGGTTAGCTCATTCAGGCTCATTCATCTGGGGAGATACTTATATCTCAGTTGCTCAGATCGAAGGCGGTGAATATCAAGCGGGCGGTATCGGTAGAACTATTCAGTGGAACAAAGACACCACTGGATTATTTACACCTGAAACTTACCGCTCAGATGAAAGACGCTCTAATGTTCTACGAGTTCGCCAGCACGTTGCTGAGAAAATCGTGGATGAGACAGCGGCAGAGCTTATCACCACCAGCTACAGTTAATTAGTTAAACATAGCTAGTCACAAGGTTTTATCCAAGTGACTAGCTATTCACTTTTTAATGAAAATATATGATAACACTAAGCGCAATCGTAGGAAATGAAGAAGAAGTAATTGAGCGATTTATAGAATCGTTTTCTCAGTTAGTTGATAGCGTTCACCTAGTCCGAGCGATCGGAAATAAAAAGCCAGATAAGACAATAGAACTTGCAGAATCTCTATGTTGTAAAAAAGGAATTAGATTTACATGGCATGAATACGAAAACAAAAAAGACTTCAATCACGTAGATAGCTTTGGAGCGGCAAGAGATCAATCATGGAGAGAAGCGCAAAGCTACGAATCAGAATACACGATCTGGGCAGATGCGGATGACATAATTTCAAAAGAAACCGCGCTAGAAATAAGGAAAGTGGCAGAGGAAGGTTTACACGATGTTTACATAATCCCCTATCATGTTCGTGGCGATAAACAAATTGTCATGAGGGAACGCATGATAAAAAAAGGTGTAAAGATGACATGGCAACACGCCATCCATGAGCAAATGAGCTTTGAGGATGACGTTACTTATAAGATCATAAAAACCGCGGCATTTATTCATTCACCATTAAACGAAAAAGGATCTAGCCATGAAAGAAATACAAACATTTTACAGAATGAAATTAGCGATATAGGAAGAAACCTATTTTATC